CAATAAATTCCCTTGCAAGAGCACAAGCAAGGCTTGGGAGTCAAACCAATAAAAGCACAAGAAGGCAAATAAGAAACACAAAAGCCACAAACAAACAGATAAAAGGATTTCAACTTCTTGGTGGAACTTTATCTGTGGTTAGATCTCGTTTGTTAGTAATGAGCTTTGCATTAGCTTTAGTTAATAAAATTGTAGGGAGCTTTGTTCGACTTGCAATGAAACAGGAAGATGTAGAAAAAAAACTTTCTGTTCAATTAGGATATACAAGTAAATCTTTACTAGAATATGCATCTGCTCAACAGAAAGTAACTCAATTTGGCGATGAAGAAGTCATATCTGTCATGGGGCAACTTGCTGCATTTACTAAAAACGAAGAACAAATAAAAGCTTTAACCCAAGCTACACTTGATTTATCCGAAGGAATGGGTCTTTCTTTAAATGATGCAGGTCTTTTAATAGGTAAAACTTTTGGTTCAACAACAAACTCATTAAGTAGGTATGCAGTCGCAGTTAAAGGTACAGCAGGAAGCCAAAAAAGATTAGAATCATTAACAGATAGTATTGCTATAAGATATGGAGATTTATCTAAAAACATAGACACTACAAGCAAAGCATTAAAACAAATGGGTAATGCTCTTGGGGATGCTGCTGAAGAAATAGGAAAATCTATGTTAAAATCTACAAAAGAATTTGCTATTGAGATGACAGAGCTAACTCACGATACTATCATTCCATTTATAAAAACAGTAAACAGAGTAGATTTTAAGCAAACTTTTGAAAATATAATAAATAATGGTCAAGTGATGGTTGATTTTTTTATAAGAGTGAGGTAAGATGACTTTAGCCTTTTTTGAAAATTTTATAAGTCCTTTAATGATCTTTTTTGGAACTTTTTCTGGTGAAATAGCACCACTTGTTAAAAGTAATTTTAAGTTATTAGGTCTTGAAATGGGAAAAGGTATATTAGAGGGTTTTATTTCAATGGGATCATCTCTTTCTGAAAAAGCTCAAAAATTATTAGGTTTAGATATGTTAAAAGAACAAGTGGTATTGATGCAGAAAGAAATAGATGATGCCAAAGTATCTGTAGGAGAAAGTCGTGTTTTTAAATTATTTAAAGATCAATTTGAAAAAGATATATTTGATGCAGAATCATTAATCAAAGAATTTGGAGAAGCCTACAGAGAAACTATAGAAAAGTTAGTAGCTTGGCAAAAAGAGCAACTAGACCCTGATGGAGAAGGTGAAGATAAAGGAAGCTGGTTTAGTAGAATGTTTAAACCAACTGAAGATGATTTAAATGCAATAAGAGCAGCTGCAGATATGTGGGGACAATTTAATAATGCTATAGGAGGAGTAACATCTTCATACGAAAAAATGATGTTGCAAAAAGTAGAAAATGCTAGACAAACAGAGCTAGAAGTAGCTCAATCTATTAGGAGTGAAACAAAAAGGCAAAAAAAAATAGATGAGATTAATAAAAAATATGACAAAGAAGCTAAAAAGCGAAAAGAAGAGATGAGAGATATTAAGGTTGCAGAAGCTATTTCTAATACTGCTCTTGGAATAACCAAAGCATATACAGAGCCTTTTCCTATGAATTTAATTTTAGCTGCATTAATTGCAACACAAGGAGCATTACAAGTAGCCACTATTAAGGCACAAAAGTACCAATATGGAGGCATGGTAGGTGGACAAAGACATTCACAAGGTGGAACTATGATTGAAGCAGAAAGGGGCGAATTTGTAGTATCTAGGGGTGGTGTTAATGCTATTGGAATAGAAGCTTTAAATAGAATTAATGCAGGTGGTGGAGGTGGCTCTGTAAACATATCATTTAATGGTAATGTATTATCAAAAGATTTCATTGAAGATGAAGCAATTCCACAAATTAAGGAAGCTATCCGAAGAGGTGCTGATATTGGGGTTGGATAATGATTGATTTATCGCTTTACCCTAAATTCCAACAAGATGTAGAACAATCCCATGTTACCATATATCCATTGGTAATAATAGATAACACATACTATTTTTCTACTATAAAAGAATCATTTTTCGATGTAGCTCCAACTGAAGAACCTAGAACTCTACTAAATTTTAAGGATTATAATCTTTCAATATCAAACATAAAAGAATCAGTTAATATAAAGGATAGAAAGTTTAAAATATCAAATGTTACTTTAAGTTTGAGTAATTATAAGATAGAACAAGATAGATTTAGCGACATGCTATCTGGAAGCATTAACAAAGAAGTAGAAATATATTTTAAGACACAATCTTGTCAATATTTATCCGATTGTCTTATGATTTATAAAGGTTCTTTAAGAGAGATTAAACATGATGATTCTAAAATAAATATAACCCTAGAAGATTTAACTCAAAGCAGATTTCATAAAGATGTTCCAATAGCAAATGTTGGGTTTTCTGATAATGCTTATAATAAAGATTATTTTAATAGGTATATCCCAATAACTTATGGTTTTGTTGAAAAAGCCCCTGCTATTCCATATATAGATAAAAATGAACCAAATAATATATTTATAATAAGTGATGATATATCAGATGTTACTGGTAGTGGGAGAGATTTGGAAATGGCTGGATTTGGAATAGATAATAGTATTGATTTTAATGAATTAGTCCAAGAGGGAATACACCCACTACATATTTATAAAGGTGATTATTATAGAGTGCTGGAAAATTATGATACAGAAAAAGCTCCTGATATTGATGAACTTTTTACAACATATTCACAATATAGTGTAGATGAGAGTAATAATTTCATAAAAATAGAAAAAATTATTGCTACAAATCAAGTGCCTGAAAATCCACCTTCCATGAATTTGCTTCAAACGATTAAAGTTAGATTCCCAAATAGCTTTGAGTTATTACAACCTAACAGCCTAGATGATGATGGAGTAATTTATGATAGCAATGATTTTACATTGTATCATTTAGATGCAACTATTTATGGAGCAGAAAATTCATTACAAAATCCACTTTATACTACCCCACAAAATATATCAAATCCTTTTGTAAATTATTCTGAAATCCCTTATAGCCAACTTACAGAATCAGATAGTGAGGTAGATGTATTTTTAGCATCAAATTTTAGACCATCATCAGATAGGCATGGGATGTACACAAGAGGAATACATTATCCAAGCCATACTGGTTATGCTAATGGAACTCACTTTGGTTGGCTTATAAATGCTTGGACACAGGTAAATGCTCATGATTTAGCAGTTACCTTCATAGATATGCCTAGTATAGACAGTTTACAACATTATCTAGGAAACAAACTCATAGAAGATGGGTTAGGTGGAGAAGGAGCTACAGGTACTAATATAATGTTGGATCAAACAACAGTTTTGCCACAAAGCAATATAAGTAATAATCAACAAGCATCTTGGGCTGAGGATGCTGGGTTTACAGGAAATGAATTAACTCAAGATGGCGAAACTACTTATGGTGATAATAACTTTAATTATTTTGAATATGAGGTTTATGACTCTGAAACTGAAGAAACCTCCTTTCATCAAGAAACCTTAAAAAGTTTATTTGATGGGACTCATGGGGATGGTAATACTACATTTCCACAGAATATGTGGTTATTTAGATTAAATGATGAGCAGGTTGTGGGAGGGTATAAATATTGCATGGTAGGCATGAAAAATGACTCCATGAATACAAATCAAGCTCTTACTGTTTATAATAATCCTGATAATCCTTTGATATTTTATAATATGTTTAATGATGGTTCTGATACTCCATATTTATTTGAGAATCCATATAACGAAGATGGAACTTTTAATGAGGATTTTAAATTTGCAGCATTTAATCCAATAGGGTTAACAGATAAAACGAATTATTCAGCACAAGCTACATACAATAGAAATATTAGAGTATGGTATGAAGCAGAATGGAATGGAAGGAGCATAGGAGAAAACCATGTGTATAATGGGGAAGGGTCTTTAGTTGATGACCAAATGCTTTATTGGGGCTGGTATCCAGGAAGTAACCTTGGGACAGGAATAGAAACAGGAGGATATGGGACTGTAAGACAACAATATATAAGCAGATACATGATGGATGATGGGGCTTATAATTATGGAGGTTCTGGTTGGATGATGTATATCACAGAAGATATAACAAATCCATTGAGTTCATCTTATCCAGATGCAGGAAGTCTTGATGAATATACTAACGATAATGTACAATGTACAATAAAAGCTAATTCAATATTACCTTGCCAGGGTTCAGCTAGATCTAAAATGAATTTTGACCAAAGCAGTTTAAGTGGAGAATATTTTCATTTTGAATCTTATTCTCTTGTTGATCCTAACTATTTTAAAATATCATCAATGAACCCAGATGCTGATATAACAGAACCAGAAACAGAAACAAGATTAACTGCTGTATTTACAATACCTGATTTAGACATTAGTGATGAGCTTGATTACACACAGACTTATGCCTTTGGTAAAATTAAATGTGAGTTTCCTGGGGGGGATTACTTTGCAAATACAGGTGGCACTAATACCAAATTTTTATTAGAAATTGCTCCAGTAGGGATAGAAGAAGCAGGAGATTTAAGTTTTTTTGAAGTAAATGGACATGCAGTTATTGACATAGCTGGTGGTTCAGGTTCTATAATACAAGATGGAGGGGAATCTTTATGGAGTGTAGATTCTGCTGATGCTCCTAATCCTGATGACCCTGGAAATAATATTAATACTTTTTCTGATACTGGAATAGCTAATTTAAGTGATACTTGGGGAACTGCAAATGCCTACCAAGGGATAACTGCTGCATATAGGATGACAAGTGGTAGTAATACACAATTTTTAAATCTTAAAACTCACATATATAGCATGGGAGTTACTCAATTCATACTTTTTGAAAATGCCTTAGATTCTGAATTTTATTTAGATAGTCAGGGAAGAGCAGATATTGCAGCAGGGAATGTTTTCCAATATACAGGGGGAACAGGTGAAGGAAAGAATCCCATAGAAAATCCAGCAGACATAATATATCACTTCATAGAAAAAGAATTGGGATATGAGAATATTATAAACGAAGATAGTTTACTTGATGCAAGAAATAACCATATTGGTTTTAGACTAGGATTTTCAGTTAAAGATAAAATCAATTCTAAAAAGTTAGTTGAAGAAATAGCTAAGAATAGTTTTTTATTTCCAAAATTTACAGTAGATGGTAACTTTGGATTTGATACTATTAAAGACATATATAACGAAGTTGATGTTGATGTTACTTTTAAAGAAAAAGACATTATTGACATATCTTTTTCAAGAACACCAATACAAAATATAAATACATTGGTAAATGTAAAATATAAAAAAGATTATGCAGAGGATGAACATACAAAGCAAACAGGTTATTGTGATGCTTATGACTTCTTTGGAAATGGTGATGGCTATTTCGAGGGGTTTGTGTTTGATGAAGCATTTGAAGCATCAGATGGTAGGGCTAATGGTTATAGTTATTCATATTATAATCTTGAAAGAGAAGATAAAATATTAGAATTTGAAAGTGATTATATCAGGGATAAAGGAACTGCTGTGAAATTAAGAGATTTCTTAATGTTTCAAAATGCTAATCAACATAATATTGTAAATCTTACAACTACTTTAAAACATATAAATTTAGAAACAGGAGATATAATTAAATTTAATACACTCATTGGTGATTTGAAGTGTTATGGAGAGGATTATACCTCTAATGGTGTATATAGAAATGGACAAGAAATATATCCATATTTTAAAATAACAGATATTTCAAAAACAAAGAAAAACATAAAAATAAAAGCTATTCAATTACATAGACTAACTTCAACATTTACTCCACTTAGTGGTTCTCTTACAAGAATGGTAGATTTTACAGAAGGAAGTGGAAATTGGAATTGGGAAGATGCTAATATATTGAATAATTTCATTGAAGATCGTGTGTCTTACATGACAACAGAACAAATAAGAGTAGCTAATATTATTCCAGGCTCTGGGGATGTGGTTGATAATGCAGATTTATCTGCACTTCTTTCCTATTTAGGATATACAAGTGCAGAACAAAACACAGAAGATGATACACAAGAAACACAAGACAATTTATATCATGAGGGTGAAATGGGAGATATTAATACTGATGATTTTGTTAATGTAGTAGATGTCGTTCTCATGGTTAATTTTATACTTGGTGGGAACACGACTGAACAAATGATGGAGTTAGGGGATCTTAATGGAGATGGTGTTGTTGATGTAAGTGATATTGTTATATTAGTTGGTATGATTTTAGAAGGATAATAATGAACTTAAAAGAAAAATTAAACATATTAAAAAGTGCAAATAATTATAAAGCAATTACACATCCTACTGATGCAAAAATATATGTAGGAGATAATGAAATAGAAATGTCAATTAATGGGACTCCATCTATAATACAAATTAAATATAAAGGCATTTGTAGTTTGCGAAATAAGCTACCTTTATTATTTAAAGTTAATTTCTCAAAACACAATATCATAATAATCAATTTATTTAAAAAGAAATTACCAAAAGTTTTATTTGATTATGAAGGAAAAATTGAAATTATAGATTGTGAAATTTTAGCTTATGATTTAAATAGATTTAAGGCTCAATTATATAATAATCAATTACAAGAAGTTGTAGAAGGACAAAAAACAAATCTTGAAGATGATACAATGATTATACATGATGAAGCCCCTGATGAAATACCTAGACCATTTGCAAGGTCTTTTATTAATTATAATTTTATTGATCTTGTACAAAATGCAAAACTAAAATTAGATGGAGTTTCAGATGAAAAAAGGACAAGAATTATAGAAAAGGCAGTAAAAATGGTTACAGCAAGACCAACTGCAAGAGTAACAACACCAGTTAAGAGAACAATTAAAAAAACACCTACACCAAAAGCAGGTAAATACTAATGGCATATCAAAATGTAGGCACACCAAGATTTTATATAGACCAATTTGAATATCTTCGTTCAATAGGATTTTATTTTGATAAAGTATATACTGATACTGGACTTCCTATTTTACCTGATTATCCAGACAATATAGGGACAGCCCATGCACATCATTATAAAGAATTTGATAATTTGTTTGGATTAGACTGTAATATACAAAAATTAATAGAGCCTCATGCTACTAATCAGGCTTGGTTTTGGTGGGATTTACCTACAGGGTATAATAGCACTTGGTTTGATCCAGATAATTCTAAAATTGGAAGATATGTTGCTTATCTTAATCATAATTTTAAAAGCATGGAAGAAGAAACAACATTTACTCATTATCACATTACAGAATGGATTGACTGGGATGAGGTATCTTCTACTTATTTAAACGAGGGAATTACTGAATTAGGGGTAATAAATTTTGAGGGCAACAATAATGGGTTTTCTTTAGGGGATGGTTTTTCAATATATGAATTTAATAAATCTAGTGGTGCATATAATCCAACTAATGAGCTATCTTCAATAATAAGAATTGGTTTTCATACTAGTCCAAATAATGTTATAAATGATTTTAGC